TTAGAGAGCCACCACGTTGCCTGCTGCTGGGCCTTTCATACCATTTTCCATGGTAAATGAAACTTCTTGGCCTTCCATCAGAGATTTGAAGTCATCACTCTGAATTGCAGAGTAATGTACAAATACATCTTTACTTCCATCTTTAGGAGTGATGAAACCAAAACCTTTATCATCGTTAAACCATTTTACTGTACCAGTCATTGTATTAGACATAGAATTTCCCTTAATTTATTTAATTTGCCATAAGGCATAGGCGGTTTGTTTTGTATTTTTACTTATGGGTATTAATTAGAAGGAATTCACAATGAAGAGGTATCGAGGATAACGCTAAATGGGAACAACTTTAAACTTACTAACATAAATAGGTCTGTACTTCCAAACCAGTGACGCTATTAAGCCATAGAAAAATTCAGATAGCAAACTTTATTTTTTAGCTGTAAATCAGATTACGTGCACCTCTAAAAAACACAACCTCGTTATACTCACGAGCTTTTCTTAATAGATAAACCATGTAATATCAAAACCATTATTAATACAATATATTGTGTTTTGTAATTACGCAAGACTATAAATAGGGTATTTTTTAATTATTTTATCCATATCTAATTTTACATTATCAACCGATAAACACCCTTCAATAAATCCTTCCGCTGCCTGTAATCGCTTAGCCACTTCATTATGCGAAATACCGAGTTTTGAAGCCATTGAACGCAAAGGATAATTCTTCACATAGTACATAATAACCAATTGAAACAAGTAACTATTATTTATCTTTAAATGTAATACCGCTTTATTGATTTTTAAGCCATCATCATCTGAACATTGCTCTTGGCTTCGTCTTGAACTTGGAATCAACCCTTTAAAACCTGCGGCAATTGATGAGTAATCGATACTATTTCCCTCATTAGCTGACCACGCTCCCCAACGCGATAAAACTTCCTGCATATCTCTCATACTAATGCTCCCCGTGCCGTATACACGTTAAACCAATGCCCCCATTCCTAATGAACGGTTTAAAAAAGAAAATAACAATTCGATTTGATTGCCATAAGTGGCTTCCCACAATTTCGGATCATGATGCAATTCATCATGATGTTGACGACATAATGGAATAGTGAATAAGTCATGAGCTTTCGTTCCCATGCCTCCCATACCATGGCCGATGATATGATGTGGATCATCAGCTTGTTGTCCGCAAACACAACATGGCTGTGTTTTTACCCATTGAAGCCATTGGGTATTCTCCCAACGGCACATTTTAGGTTTAAGAAGAAATGAGGCTGGAGGTTCAGGATCGACAGTCACATTAATAACGGGTTTTATAGCATCTAAACGCGCATTCATTGCTGATAGTGCTGTCACTTCATTTGGAACAATATCAGCTTCAGGAAAACCGCCATGCACTCTACGATCTTTAGTTTTATCAGGCCAATTTAAGATACGGCGCAATATAGCATCAGGTAATTTATCAACCAATTTATGCATCACGGCAAAAGCAAAAAAATCAGGTATCGTCAGCGAATGGCTATCATCTAATCTCAAACGACTACGAATAGTATCTACCATCCAAGCAATACGATTTTTATGAGCCAATTCAGCAACCCATTCAGCTGATGAATGGCGAATATGATTATCATGGTACCAACAAGTCCGTATCACACCGTCTTTATGCCATGTGGTTGTTAATTCATGATGATGATAACTGTCATGCTTATCGTTAATCTGACAACAATGGATATTTCTGCCTATCCACATATTCATCGATGACAATCCTCCCATAGCTTGGAGAACTTTTTTATTATTCAAAAAATCAACAATGCCCTTGTTATCCAATAATGGCTGTTCATTTCCTGTTAATGCCCCAGAAGGCCATTTATCTAAACTTTTTGGTACATCGCTAATAATCACGCGCGAATGTGGTTTAAATTGCTTAAGCAACTCCGCTCCAGGCTTCAATAAAACAACGCCAAGGTCAGACTGAATATAGGGCGTTAAGAGTAGTTTCATTAAATCTCATCCTCAACTTTATATTCAGCCCATAACCCTGCAATCCACTTCACACCTTTAGTAGTAAACCTTGATTGTGCAAAAGCGTGGTTATTTTTTTGGTTCGTTCCCGTTTTTATCTCAAAGCGACCAAGATCGACATGAGTTTGATAAGGCGTAAACGTATTATTCAAGCGATACATAATTTTCTTATCAATTAAAAAACAACGAAAATCGGTTTCTTTCGCCTGCAGTAATTTACACACTTGTCGAAATGTCATAGAACCATGGGATAAAACATAATTATCAACAAACTGAGCCTTAGGTGTCGCAATCGCCAGTTCACTTTCCAATTTTTGTTTTTCTTCTGCTAAGTCTGCTGCTAATCGCAATGCTTCTGGTAATGTTTGAGGAATGACTGGCTGCATTTTTGATTCTAATTCCTGCCAGCGATCAACTATTTTTGCTGTGAACTGAGGTGACAATCGAGCTACCAACACCAGAGAGTCTCTTTTATTAAAACGATATTCAGTATATTGATTGCCGTTATGTTCAAAAGGGAACTCAGCCAATGGCTGGGTTAAAATTTGAGCAACAAAAAGCCTATCGGCAGAACGCTTAACATCGGAATGATTACTTCCCGTTAAACTGGCAATCTCTCGACTCGACATAGTTAATTCACGATTCATTATGGGTAATACTGAAACTTCCATTATTTTTTGCATCATGCTATTTCTCTCCACGTTTTACTCGTGACCGTACATCACGTGATTAAATGGGCAGATTATTCTCTCCTTCACAATATCCATTAACATCAACTCAGGCATAAGTACCCCATAACCCCAATAATGTCACTACAAACCAAAAACCAACGAACAAAATGTATTTAGTTAGCATTACTGAGTCTCCTGTAACATTTCTATCGCTTGCTTCCAAATGCTGCTCCATGCTTGGCGACCTGAAAACTCACTCATACGACGAATGCCTGTTTTACCTGCTAGCTCAAGTGCAATTTCTTCAATGCGGTTTTTAGGTTTAGACCGAGAGCCAATCAAGCGGGAAAAGGCACTATCACGTTCAACGGTGTCAACTTGAACCTTTAGCTCATCCTTTGGCTTTTGACTACGAACGAATAGTTCATCAAAGTGTTTACGTAACTTACGAGGACTTAAAATGTTTTGGTACCAGAATGAGTCTTTGTTGGCCCAATCGAACAAGGCACAAATTTGCTCATGGGTACGCCCATCGATTTGACGCATCAAACGAATATCGTTCGCCCAGTCATACCAAGTAGGCTCTAGCGCAGATGGATTTAGTTTTTTAACACGACCAAACATCCATTTCGCCGTTTTTAAATCACCTTCATCGCCCCATTTTTGGAAGTTAGCGCTGTAAATCACTGCTTCAGGATAACGAGTTAAAAAATCATTTTTCGGCTGGTCGCTGGATTCGTCAGAATTCTGCGACGAATGATCTGTTTCTGTTGTACTCTCTGAAGTAATCTCTGTTGTATTCTCTGTAAGATCAGGCCATTTTGACCTGTTCAGAACAGCGCATTTTGAACTGTTTGACGGTTTCAATTTGCGCTTATCGATAAGGTCATTTTGAACTATTCGATTAGATGAATTATCACTGTTCGATTGGGTCATATTGACCTCATCGGTTAGCAAGTGGTGATCGTAATTAATCGCATAATAATTAGTGCGGTCATGGTTCGATTTATTAATTTGCTCGATGCGTAAAACACCCTGCTTTTTCAAATTAGCAAAAGCGCGTTTAATCGTTGATTCAGAGAAAAAAGGAAATTGCTCCTTCCACTCCTCAACGGTGTTATAAATCCAGCGTGAGCCGTCATATTCAACACCTGAAGTAGTTTCAGTTAACCAATATTGAATTTGCTGTAACAGCATCGCCTCATTTAAACCAAGACGTACCGCTAACTCAGGAATAACGACTAAAGGGCGACTTTTTAGTAATAATAAACTCATCTTGCCACCTCATTACTTAATACCTGTGTACTTCTCTTTAAAACGCTGTACAGGTTCACACTGTGGGTCGTCACAACCATCAAGCATAAAAATAACGCGCTGTTTTTCTCTGTCATAACGAACAACAACACCTCGGTGATTTTTGTAGTAGCGATTAAGTTGGTTTGGGTTCTCATTGCTCATTGCCCCGCCCTCAGCCCATTCTTTGAATTAAAATCATCTACCAGCCAACGCATAAATTGGTAGTTGGTTTCTTGGTAGCCATTTGGTACTTTAATTTCATAAACAAAACGGCCATCACGTATTGAAGCTCGCACTTGCGTGCGACATGCTAAGTTTGATAATCTACTCATGCTAATTTCTCTTCACACAATTGAAATTTGCAACCGAAGCCAGCGACCGTACATCGTTGGCTTCACCCTTTCTGGATATAGCCATCTTTAATTTCTCTTTTGATGTAACGAAACAAACGCATTCATAAATGTTCGGATCTGCGAAATTAATCCATCTAACATCATTTTTATTTTCTGCTCTTCTTCGTTATCAATAACGCCATCAGCCAGGCTATCTTTCATCAATAACGCTAAACGTCCCTGCATTTCGTCAACATTGCTACGTAATGTGAATAGTTCTGTCTGATCTAAATCTGCAGGGCTAATTCTGTCCACGAGTAAACGGTTTGATTCACGAGCGACAAATTCAGCAAATAAAACGGTCTGAGAAATATCTTGCATAGCTAATAGCTCGTTTAAATCAAACGAACGACAGCCGTTTTTCTCGTACAATTTGTTATTGAATGAAGTCAGAGATAAACCCAACGCCCCAGCCATCGCTTCACGCCCACCAGCTGTTGCCTCACACATTTCTTTCACAACTTGTTTTATTGATTGGTTACTCATAAATACCTCTCTTTATTAAAACCACAGCCATTGGCAAAAAGTCTTGCGTGGCATCACGTAATACTTCCCTGGGTTGTTCCGGTAAAACCGTTTGGCTTTTAGCTCATGAAGCTTCATCCAGCGCTTACGTTTTGCTAATATTCGTGGGCTAATACACTCGCTAAACATTATCCCTAGTGGGATCATCACTAAGGACGCAAATAACATACCGATAAGGGATGACTTAACATGCTCGATATCTTCTTGGGTCACTTGGTCTCGTTTCTCAAAACCAGCCTCAGTCTTATTACTTTCTTTTGGGCTATTTTTTCCTTTTTCTTGGGAACTTGGCTTGGTCATTCCCTCGCTCGCAGAAGAGACAAAAGAAAGGAATTCAATGCCATTGCAGATCCGTTGTTCTTGCTTCTTGATAAATTCCTCGACGATTGTAAAGACGGGAAAAGAGACATGCCCCGCATCACTCGTGATGACTTCAGAGCCTTGCGCCCTCACTTGACCACAAGACAATGCAACAACTATAACCATGCCGTAGACAGCTTTTTTGATACTCTTAAAAGCAATGAGCTTTATGAGAACGATTGGATTTATCCTGTTATTAGGAACCCTGCAGAGATGATCCCCAATATCAATAACCTTATGGTTTTTATTAAACGACGTTAATTTTATTGAGTGATTCATTTCCTACCACCATTGATAAGTTCTTGTAGTTAACTGCCTTAAACGGTTTTGCTATTTTGTGGTTATAACTATTGAGCTAATAACTCACCTAATTCAGGAGAAATATCTTGGGCGCGAACTTGGTGACTGGTCGCTTTTACAATTTTCACGACATACTTAGAATCCATGCCACCACCATGGAGCCAGCGCCATACTGTTGGTTGAGACACCCCACATAAAACAGCTAGCTTTTTCTGACTTCCAACAATGCTTATTGCTTCTTCAATAGCTTTGTTTTTCATAAATAACCTCAAACGTATAAAAGATGGATAAATAATAGCAATGAGTATTAAAACATTCAATAGCAATTGCAATTTGATTTTCGATACTCAAACTTATAGATTTCGTGACATGAAAACGACAATTGCAGAACGCTTAAAATTAGCGATGAAAACAAGAGGAAATATGACGCAAGCTGCTTTAGCGGAAGCGTCCGGTGTTGCTCAACCAACAATTTGGAGATTGGTTAATGGTAATGCGAAAGGTTCTTCTAAATTAGTGGATATCGCTAACGCATTAGCCGTCAATATTGACTGGCTGGCTAATGGTGTGGGTGACATGGAGGCACCTAATTCAACCCCACAGTTTAAGGCTGATAGATCTCTAGAAATACCTGTATGGGATGAAAATGGCTACACAGGAGAAGCTATACTGTCACCAGTAGGAAAACCATTAAAAACATATAAAGCTTATATACTTAAAAAGAATAGCGGATGCTCAGAAGCTCCCGCTGGGAGCATTGCAATAGTTGATACTCAGCTACAACCTGGTACGGATGATCTGGTAGTTGCTCAAATAGGCAACTCTTTCTCTGTTTATAAATTCCTTGAAGGTGGTACTCAGGGCTTCCTTGCTGTTGATGATTCACGAGTTCCTTTAATTGATATTTCATCTAGTGTTTTTCTTGGGGTTATTGTTTTTCTTGTCCGTGATTTTAGAAGATAGTCATCACATGCCAACCCATTAACGGCTATCTTCCTATAAGAACCTACTCCCACCCTTTCTAAAATTTCGACCATTCCATAATCCTTTAAGACGCTCATCACCACTGTTTATATATACAGTGGTTAGCTATAATGCAAATAATATTTATCAAAATCAAGCAATATCACCATCATTAAAAATAATACTTAATGCTATTTTTTTTCATTAGAAATGACTTTATTTGATTTAAAATCAATATGATAAGAAAAATACATCCTTACACCAAAAAATAACATTTGCTATTTTTAATACTCATTGTTATATTCATTACATATAGCAAAGTGAGTTTTTTAAAATGTTTTTGAGGCATGCCGATGACAACTGAACCAATAATCATAGCTCCAGATGGTTTCACTAATGAAGATATCGCAAAGTGGATGAGGGCCAAGTTGCAGTGCATAGATTATCTCCCTGTTTTACACGGTAAGCGAGAAAGACTAATGAGCGATGTAAAAAAGCTAGATGCCGAAATAGCAGAGTACATCAGTAAAAGCGCTATTCAGATACAAAGTAAATGATTTTTATGTGTGAAGAGAAACAATGGCTGACTGAGTCTTTTACCATTAAAAGGGGTTGTGGTGATAATGTTCTGCTCAGTCAGCCATTTTTATAAAGTTAGTTTTATAACCAAAGAGCGTGGGCGTGAAAAAAAGTAACCTGCAGCCAGCTAGAAATCCGAATCCCAATCGGGCTGATGCAACCACAGGTGGTCCACTCTTTTTGATTATGACTCTAACAATAAGTAAGGGTACTAATATTACTTGTGAAATGTCTTATCCGGGTTGTATCAACTCGCTAGTGCCCTTTCTTATTGTGTGAAGAGATAACATGAGGTTATAGAAATGAGCCAAGAAGATCGTAAGACAAATGTCCCTGACTTTCTTTCTGAATTAGATGCTGGCGTTTTTGAAAATAAAGTCTCTGCTGTTTTAAATGATGTGGCTTTAGGCGTTTTAAATAATGGTGGAAAAGGCAAAGTCACTATTGAATTAGATTTTGCTCGCCTTAGTAATTCAATGGAAGAAAAACGAGTTGAAATAACTCATAAGCTTAAATTCTCTGCACCAACACCTAGAGGAAAACGGACTGAGGAAGATACCACCAAAACACCAATGTACGTAGGTAAAGGTGGTAAGTTGACCATTATGCAAGAAGACCAAGGTCAATTATTTTCTTTGCAAGGTCAGCCCGACGGGAAATTAAAATCCGTTAATTAGTTTCCTTATTTTTAATTAAACCTATCCATTTAATTTAATGCTTTTAAATAAGTAGGAGTTTATTCATGTCTCAATTAGACGGTAGTGCTATTTCACAAATTCAAAATATGGCAGTGGCTTCATTAAGTCTCGAAGCAATAGAGAAATCTCTTTGCCCCGCCATTGTTCTTCCAAATGAATTTAAAGTGAGTAGTTTGGAAAATTTACAAGAAGGTCGCTTCCGTTTCCGTGGTGAAATGAAAACAACCAGTATCAGTGACTTTGTTAAATACTCAATCAAAAATGCAATTGATGAAGGTGTTAGCTGCTTTATTGATGCCGATGAAATGAGTGCCAAAACTATTTTTAATATCGGCACAATTGGTGAGCCTGGTCATGCTGATAATACTGCTCTTGTGAAATTAAAACAAACTGCCCCATTCGCAGCACTATTAAAAATTGATGGTGTTAAACATCGTCAAAAAGAATTAGCGGAATGGTTAGAAGACTGGCGTGATTATTTAATGGCGTTTGATGCTGACGGCAATGTTTTAGATATCAAACAAGCTATTTCTGCTGTCCGCCGTATTACAATTGAATCAACACGCTCTGCTGAACATGAAGATCACGATTTTAGCGCCAAACGTTCAGTATTAGAAAATGTTGAAGCAAGAAGCAAAGATGTTATGCCTACTGCATTCCAGTTTACCTGCACCCCATATGACGAGTTAAAAGAACGTAGTATTAAATTGCGTTATAGCGTGCTTACTGGCGGTGATGTTCCCGTTTTAGTGCTCCGTATTGTCCAACTTGAAAACCTTGAAGAACAAATCGCTCAAGAGTTTCGCAATCTACTTTGTGATGAATTTGATGAAAGTGATATCGAAACATTCATTGGTAAATTTTCAGCGTAATTAATCGCACAAATGCCACTAACTTGGTGGCATTTGTAAATTGTGTGGAGAGAATAATGTCTTATATTGCAACAGCAACAAATAAACATTTCTATTACCTAGATGTACGGATCGAAGATATAGACATTCAAGATATTGCGACAGGTTTAGCTAATGAGTGTCGCTTTAATGGACAGATTGATAATTTCTATTCTGTTGCTCAGCATTCTGTATATGCAAGTTATTTAGTTGCACCTGAATTTGCTTTAGAGGCCCTACTTCATGATGCCAGTGAAGCTTATGTCAAAGACCTACCGTCACCACTTAAAAAGTTATTGCCTGAATATAAATTAATTGAATTGCGTGTGGAAAAAATGATCCGCAAAAAGTTTGGGTTACCTGAAAATATATCTGATGAAGTCCATTTTGCAGACCTAGTGATGTTAGCCACAGAAAAGCGTGATTTAGACATTGATGCAGGTAGTAACTGGTTAATGCTTGAAGGTATTCCAGCTAGCGATTTTGCTGTCACCCCGCTAACCCCTCGACAAGCAAAATCCCTATTCTTACGCCGTTTTAATGAACTTTATAAAGAGAAAAAGGGCTAATAACCACCAGCATTGACTAATATCTATTTAAACTGTGTACGGACAGTGTGGAGAGAAAAATATGCAAATGTTGACTTTAGAGGAGTGGGCGCAAGAAAGATATAAAAGTCGTCCACCAAAGTTAGGAACGCTACAACGATATGCTCGTGGTGGCCTGTTCTACCCACCAGCAAGGAAAGAAGGTGGCATTTGGCGCGTGAGAGAAGATGCCGACCTTGTCGGTAATTTGACATCACCGGTTATCAATAACAACGATAACCTTATTTTACAGAGGATCCTCAAAGATGGCTGCCAGACCTCGTAAAAATAACGTCAATATTCCTAATCTTTACCCATTACTTAGTCGTAAATCCAGCAAGGTTTATTGGCGTTATCGCCATCCTGTAACAGGTAAATATCATGCCCTCGGTGACAATGAAGCCGAGGCGAAAGCAATAGCCATTGAAGCTAATACAAGATTAGCAGAACAACGAAGCCGACAAGTTATGGCTATTAGTGATCGAGTGGCAAAAATTAAAGGTAAAGAAATCACGGTTAATACTTGGTTAGATAAATACTGGGCTATTCAAGAAGAGCGTTTAAAAGAAGGTGATATAAAGCCAAATACCTATAAACAAAAAAGGAAGCCAGTCGATTTAATGAGGCAAGCCTTATCCATGAAACCATTACCCGCAGTTGATGCCAGAGATATTGCTGGGATCCTTGATGAATATAAATCTAATGGCCAGCACAGAATGGCACAAGTTATTCGTTCTGTTTTAATTGATGTATTTAAAGAAGCACAACATGCAGGTGAAGTTCCTCCTGGTTATAACCCTGCCCTCGCCACTAAACAACCGAAACGAAAAGTAACTCGCCAACGCCTTAATTTTGATGAATGGAAAAAGATATTTGAGATTGCTGACAAACAACATCGTTATATGGGCAATGCCATGTTGCTTGCACTTATTACAGGCCAACGATTAGGTGATATCTCGGCAATGAAGTTTAGTGATATTTGGGATGATCATTTACATATTATCCAAGAAAAAACTGGCACCAAATTAGCTATTCCATTATCACTACGTTCTGAACAATTAAATATGTCATTACGTGAAGTTGTTGCTCGTTGTCGTGATCGCGTTATTAGCCCTTATCTTATTCATTATTTTCATACCACTTCACAATCTAAACGTGGTGATCAAGTTACTGCAAATACGCTAACGACTAACTTTAAAAAGGCGAGAAATAAAACGGATATCGATTGGGGAGAAGGAACGCCTGCAACATTTCATGAACAGCGCTCTTTATCTGAAAGGTTATATCGAGCACAAGGTATAAACACTAAAGATTTACTAGGTCATAAAAACCAAATTCAAACGGATAAATACCATGATGATCGAGGGAAAGATTGGATAAAAACCGTGATTTAA